TTCAAAGAGAGTTAAAAGCGTTTAAAAAACAACAAACTGAAGTTTGTGAAATTGAAAAGATCTCGTTATCTACAAACATTACAAGTACTGATTTTAGACAAAAAAAGATAACATATAGAGCCGAGATTAAAACGGAAAAACCACTTATAGAGATGTTTAATGATATCGTTTTAAATGGAGATATGCCAGTAGCTTGTTATAAAAACTATTACAAGATTTTGAAAGATTTCATACCGCCAAATGAATGGAATTTAGAAGAACAAGAAAGAATATTACTCAAACTAAGAGATGGTACAGACGTAATAATTTATAATCAGAAATTTATAACTTTACTAGAAACTACATTAACAAATAATATAGATTTAGACAAGTTTAAAGAAACTATATCGATAGTGTGTAAAATAGACACTTTGGATTTAATACAAATACGTACACAAGGTATTTTCTTTTTTCCCAATCGTGAAATCAATATATACGTACTTTCGGATATTATTATGAATGATACTCGATTCTCGGGTGTTCTTAATTCAGACGAAAGTTTAAAAGCAACTAAAAAGAAGAGAGATGAAAAACAACCATGGTTATATCTTCATTACGGTAAAGGATCTGCTTCTATAACTCAGAAAAAGGTAGAACCAACTGATGCTGAAATTCGATTGGAAAATCCAAATGATTTTAAACCTGGTTCTGGATTTTTAAGAGTTAATGTCAAAGGTGAAAATATAAACTATATTAAAGAGTTTAAAGAGTTGTTAAATCGACTTTTAACAATATACGATCTTGAAGAATGTAATATTATTTCTTTTTATAAAAAGTTTATTTCTAGTTTTGGTGAAAAACCTAAACCTAAAAAAGTAATTGAGAAAAAGGTAAAGTTTCCATTTGGTCAAGGTTACACACGTCAATGTCAAAAAGGTAAACAACCAATTGAATTAAATTCAGAAAACGAAACTGTTATTAGAAGATTACTTGGTGATAAGGTAGATATTGGTATTTCAGAAGTTAAAGATATTTCTGGTAATTCTAAAAGATATGCATGCGGTGTACAACGCGACGAGTCTGGATATTCTACTACTGACTATCCCTTTATTCGGCTAAGACCGAATAACGATAAGAAAAATCCTTTTCCAGAGGTTCCTTGTTGTTTTAAAGAAGAGCAAAAATCGAAAGTTAAGTCTCAACAACAAAACATTATTAAAACTAGAAAGATTCTGGCAAATCAAACATTTGGTGTTTTACCTCCAAAGTTAAACTTGTTATTTGGACAGGTTCAAAATGATGTTAAATATCAGTTTGTCAGATACGGTATAAGAGAAGAAAAAAATGAAGAATCGAATAGTATAATCAACGCATTGAATATGGTTATGAGTAAAAATATTAAACGCCGTGACTTGATAAATAATGTAGTATTAACTAGACAAAGTCTTTATGATAGAAAAGTAGAAGAAATTATAGCTGATATAAATGACGATCGTAAATATATTGATCCAAGATTATATATTACTCTATTAGAATACCAATTTAAATGTAATATCTTTGTATTTAGCGATGACGGGTTTATTTTACCTAGATCAAGAGAAGGTTTTTACAAGTACAATAAAGAATATACACAAAACGTTTTTATGTATGAAAATCCTGGAACTGAGTTTGGTAAAACCATACATCCACAATGTGAATTAATCGGCAAATGGGATACTGAATTGTGTAACAAAGATAATGTAACCTTTTTATTCAATAATGAAGATGGATTAGTTCGTTCTTTTAAAACAATGTTGAATACTTATTCCAAGTTTTATGTTGATAGTAAATCTGGACAAAAGATTAAATTTCCTTTAGAACCAGTATCTCAATTTATTGACTGTTATGGTAAAACTAGAATGGTTACGATTATAATAGATGGTAAACCATGTTCTTTATTAACTTCTCCAATTCCACCATTAAACATTGTAGATGATCAAAACTTTACTATTAATTACATGGATTCTCAAAAAGTTATAACCTTTTTAGATGAGAATAAGTTATTGCCATTATCACAAGTTATGAATGATGAAAACAAGCTTATCCAAGTAAATACAGTTATCGGTAATGTTAATGTATCTATACCGATCAAAGATGGACAACCGTTAGATAATGTACCTGTTACATGTTTTAAATCTTATCCAAATAATGGAAAATCAGAATTAGATAGATTTACTAAAAATAAACGTATTGCTAGATATCTTTCTTCTTATGCGATTAAATTATTTTCTCAATATGTAAATGATAAACAAGGATCACTTGTAGATTTAGTTAATTTCTTTATAGAAAAAGAGTTTACTATTGATAATAGTTTAATATATGATGATGTTCCTAAAAACGATTTCAACAGCAATATATTCTTAAGTAGGTTGGGTAAATTGAAAGTTACAAATGACATTAAAAATCGATTGAAATATATATTAACATTGGCGAGTATAAGAACTGAATCAGAAGTAAGAAGTTATAAAGATCGTAAAACAATACCAAATTACTATTATGATATTACTGATTTGGATAAACATTCAACGCAAGTATTATTACAGGATAAGGCAGCTGTTGAACAATGGAAACGTGAATATCAAAGCGAAATTCTAATGTTTGATAAAATTAATCCTGATTTAAAAACACCATACTTTTTCTTGGATAGACAGATTTCTCCTACTGTATGTCTTGTTCATAACGCTTCTTCAATTGAAGAAGCGGTTCGGTTAGCATCTAATAGTACATTACCTATAACATACTCAGTATATGTCATCACAGATGAAGTATCTAAATACAGAGTTACCGGTGATATCGATCCGCCTTATGAAGTGAAAATCGTTATCTCTAGAAATATGGAGACTGATGTAATTCATTATGCCGCACTTATTGAGTTGGATAAAAATTAAAAAATTAAAAAATTTTATTTTTATCATCTATAAATAAATAAATGCACAAAACTAAATCTCCCAAAACTAAATCTCCTAAATCTCCTAAACGTAATTCAAAGAGAAAGGCCAGCAAAAAATGTAAAGCCGGTCAAGTTCGTCGCCGTGTTTCTGGCAGATGTGCTAAGAAAGTCGTAAAAAGATCATCTTGCCGTGGTAAACTTCGTAATCCTAAAAGCCATCGTTGCGTGAAGAAATCTTCTCGTGTTGGTAAAAAATTACTTTCTATGTAAATTTTGTTGTAATATTTTTTATTATTAAAATAAAAAATGCCCAAATCCCCTAAACGTAGTTCGTCTAAATCTCGTAAACGTATTGTTCTTTGTAAAGATTTAAATAAATTATACAATCCTAAATCTGGCCGGTGTGTGAAAAAGACCGGTAGAATCGGTAAGAAGCTCCAATGTTCTAACGGTAAAGTACGTAATCCCAAAAGTGGGCGTTGTGTGAAAAAGACCGGTAGAATCGGTAAGAAGGTGTGTGCCAGTCAAACATCTAAGAAAGTATTGAAATCCAAACGTAAATCCAAACGTATGTAAACTACTAAAATGATTTTTAAAAACAGCAAAGTGTTTTTAAAACCAAAAATGAAGAAACAAACATATATTAAAAAAGATCCTATCAGTCATATTCTGGACCGTCCTGATATGTATGTTGGTTCGACTAAATCTAGATCAGTTGAAGAGTTTGTAATAACTGATTATTCATCCTTTCAGATCGAAAAACGTACAGTACATATTTCTCCTGCTATTTTACGTATCTTTATAGAACCTCTTTCAAACATTATCGATAACGTTGCGAGAAGTAAAACTAGTAAACATAAAGTAACTAAAATTCTTATCGATATCAATAAGGAAACTGGAGAAACAAGCTTTTATAATGACGGTGAAGTAATTCCAATTGAGATTCATTCAGAAGAAAAATGTTATAATCATACAATGATATTTGGTCATCTTTTAACTTCTTCAAATTACGATGATGAACAAGACCGAGAAGACATTTCTGGTCGTAATGGTTTGGGTGTTAAATTATGTTCTGTGTTTTCTACATTTTTCAATGTTGAAGGCGGTGATCCAGATAATAAAAAAACATTTTCGCAAACTTGGAGAAACAATATGAGAATTGTAGAAGAACCAATTGTTAAAAGTAATAGTAAAGCTAAACGATTTACTAAAGTTTCATTTATTCCTGATTTTAAACAATTTGGTTTAAAAGGATATACCGATGACATTCTTAGTTTATATTATCGGTTTGTAGCAGATTGCGCCATGATTACTAAAGTTTCAGTAGTTTTAAATGGCAAGGCACTCGGTATAAAAGATTTAATTAGTTATGCTAAATTATATAATAATCAAATAGAGGAAGATGACAAGGAACATGTGATTGAATATGATGAAGATAAAGAGGAAACAGAAAGTGTAACCAGTACTAGTAAACCTAAAAAACAACATCTTTTAATCAAGACACAAGAATGTGAAGTATTTCTTTGTCCTAGCAATGGTGATTTTCAAGCTATTTCTTTTGCTAATGGTGTATATACACCATTAGGTGGTACACATGTCGATGCTTGGACAGAATCGATATTTCGTCCAATTATTGAAAAGTTAAACAAGGCGGGTAAACCACAAATTAATATTTCTGATATTAAAAAGTACTTTCGGTTGTTTGTTGTAGCTACTGTTAAAAAACCAGAATTTGATAGTCAATCTAAAACTAAACTAGAAGCACCTCAAATTACAGCAGAAGTTAAAAAATCACATATTTCAAATATCACAAGATGGAATATTATGGAAACACTTAAAGATCTTATTCGTACCAAAGAGATGATGGTCTTAAAAAAGACAGAACGTAAAAAACGAGGTCATGAACGCGTTGAAGGATTAGATCCTGCTAATAACGAAGGAAGTGCTAAAGCACATGAATGTACATTGATTTTAGTAGAAGGTTTATCAGCAAAAACATATGCTTCTTGGGGTATTCAACGAGGCGCATTTGGGAAGAAAGGACGTGATTGGTTTGGTATTTATGCTTTGAGAGGTAAAGTGAAAAATTGTAGAAACGCGAAACCTATTACAATTTCTAAAAATAAGGTAGTTTCAGATATTATTAAAGCATTAGGAATTCAATACGGTGTTGATTATTCTCTGGATGAAAATTGGAAAAATCTTAGATATGGTAGAGTATTAATTGTATCTGATTCTGATGTTGATGGATTACATATTTCTGGTTTAATTCAAAATATGTTTCATGCTCTTTTCCCTAGTTTACTTAAACGAACACAACCTTATATTACTGCTATGCAAACACCCATTGTTAGAGTTTATCTAGGAAAAACAGATAAACTCTTTTATGATGAACGCGAATATCATGATTATGTTAAAAAGATGAATGGTAAAAAAATCAATAAGAAATATTACAAGGGTTTAGGTTCTTCAAATGAAAAAGATGTCACTGAAACATTTGGCCAAAAACTGGTTCTTTTCAAGGAAGATGAAAAAACAACAGAGAATATGAATAAAGCATTTCATGATAAACATGCTGAAATGAGAAAGAAGTGGTTAGAACAGTATGATCCAAATGATCGTGTACTTTCATGGTCTGGTAATATTGAAGAAAAGAAAACTATTACATTTTCAGATTATATTAATACTGAATTAATTAAGTTTTCTATTGATGATTGTAAACGAAGCATTCCTCATATCATGGATGGTTTAAAAGAAGGACATCGTAAAGTTTTATATGTTACTTTTATTCGCAATCTTAAATATACAGGTAAAACTATTAAAGTAGCTCAATTAGCAGGTTCGGTTTCAGAAAAAGCTGCGTATCATCACGGTGAACAGAATTTAGAAAAAACTATGACAGGAATGGCAGATAATTATGTCGGTAGTAATAATATTCCATTACTTTTTAGAGATGGGCAATATGGATCTAGAAGCGAAGGTGGCACAGATGCAGCGTCGGGGCGTTATATATGGACCAAACTTGATTGTTTAACTAGATTAATATTTAGAGAAGAAGATGATTGTTTACTTGATTATATTGAAGATGATGGTGAAAGCATAGAACCCAGGTTTTATGTACCAATTATCCCAATGATTCTTGTAAACGGATCTTTAGGCATTGGCACTGGTTGGAGTTCAACCATCCCTTGTTACAATCCATTAGATTTAATTCAATGTGTTAAAGATTGGTTAAATAATGATTGTAAAGCATTTGAAATAGAAGAAGATATCACTATTTCATTGTTGCCAGAACTTAAACCCTGGTATAAAGGTCATAATGGACAAATGACATCATCAGAAGATGATCAGGATAAATTTATTTCTTGGGGATGTTTAGAAAGAGATAACAAAGGTAAAGTAGTTATTACTGAATTACCAGTAGGTGTATGGACTGATAATTTCAAAGAAGAGTTGGAAAAGCTAAAAGAAGATAAAAAAATTAAAAATTATAAAAACTATTCCACACCAAAGAAAATTAACTTTGTAATTACAGAAAACGATCAATTGAAATGCAATCTTGAAACGCTTAAACTATCAAAAGTTATCAGAACTTCAAATATGGTAGTATTTACAGAAGAAAACAAATTAAAAAAGTTTAAAACACCACAAGAAATAGTTGATGAGTTTTGTAAAGTAAGATTCAGATATTATACTTTACGTAAAACTAAACAGTTAAATCAATTAAAACATCAACTTAAAGTACTTGGAAATAAAAAACGTTTTCTAATTGAAGTAAGAGATGGAATTATCAAGTTATTTGAAGAAAACAATCGAGGTGGTAAACAAAGTAGAAAAACAAGTGATTTAATAAATGAGTTGACAGAAGGTAAATATGATATGATTGACGATAGTTATGATTATCTTTTAACTTTACAGATTAATAGTATAACAGCTGAAAAGATTGATATTTTAGAAAGAGATATTGCCAATCGTACATCAGAATATAATTCTTTATTATCTACAAATGAAAAGGCTATGTGGACTAGCGAATTAGATGAATTCCAAGTTGAATATTTAAAATGGTTGGAAAAAGAAAAACTTGATAATAATTAAAATGAAAGAAGATGAAGAGATGAAAGAGCCATTTTGTGGAGCATGTGTAGCCGGGGTTGCGGCATTAGCAGGCGCGGG